CTCATCCGGTACAGCAGCATATTTGTCCATGGGCCGAATGATATTATGTGCAAATGAATTTATCAACCCAACATAGTACTAACGTACTCGCTTCGCTCGTACTCTTTTTAAGGGGGCCCCCCCATCCAGGAGCAAGACGCAAAACGCTCGAGGCTACAAGTAACCTCGAGCGCGGGCGCGAAATGGTATGCAAGAATGTCGCGCCATGGACGGGCAGACTAGAGAACTGCCCGCCCGATTCTTGTTAGAAGGTCGTCGGCTTGTTCTTATTTTCCATGCAGAACAAACGCAACGTCCCGTCGTGCATCCGACGCTGGTGAAGTTTTACACCACGGATGCGACCTGCCGCAATGACAGTGTTTGCTTTGTACACGTTTTCATCTAGCACAAAGCTGTCACTGACATCCATGTTGACCAGCGTGTCATATTGTGCGCGACGCGCCGCTTTACCTGAACGTGGCATCGCCACATTTTTTTCAATTACAAACATATTCATATCTCCTCTAGTTTGTATTGGGGAAGCTGTTTCTATCGTCTCGACTATTTCCCCTAGATAGTCGGGAGGTGGGAGAACGCGACTCATGCCGCGCTCTCAACTTCTACACGCTTTTGGAAATGTCCCTTGCGTGTGCATTCGGAAATCCAGCCCCATGTGAGCGTGACTATTACGTCACCCTCGGTGAGCGTGTCGGCTTCACCATCAACAGGATTGGAAAACCATTCGGGTGCTTGCTCGAACAAGTATTGTTTACACTCGCGCTCCTCGTCTTGAAGGATTTTGATTTGCGCCCGAATCTCCTCTAGTCGGTTTGCTGTTGCTTCAATAGACATAATTTTGTCCTCTCTAGTAAAAGCATGGCGTGATTGCCATGTGATTAATATGGGCTTTCCTAATGGATAAGTCAATACCCAATGGATAAAAAAAATAATTTTTTTTCGTGTCGAAAGGCTTGACATATCCATTGGGATAGTATCTAATCGAGATGTTTCATCCATTAACTAGAGGAGATAGAGAAATGGGAATGGACGTATACGGGTTGAACCCGAACCTAAAAAGCAAACGACCTGACATTGACTGGTCGGTTGCAACAGAGGAGGAGCGCAAAGAATATTTCGACACGCTCGACCAATGGCATGCCGACAATCGCGGCGCATACTTTCGTAACAACGTCTGGTGGTGGCATCCGCTTTGGACGTATGTCTGTCATATATGTGATGACATGCTGTCGGAAGAAACCAAAACTCTTGGTCACTCGAACGACGGACATCAGATAGACGACGCAACAGCAACCGACATTGCTAACCGACTCCTGCGTGAAATTGAAACAGGCAAAACCGAAGCATACGCAACAGCGTATGAAGCGGAGCGCAGTCAGTTAGATGACGATGATTCCGACAAAAATTATCCTTTCAGTACCGACAACGTAAAAGAGTTTGAAATCTTTTGCCGCTTGTCTGGTGGTTTCGAGATTTGCTGATGAATGAAAAACTACAAATAGCGTATGACATGTTGCACCAGATACAATGCTTACCTTGTGAACATGCAGACACAACCAAAGTAGACGGGTATGAAACTGATACGACCCTCTTGGAACGGGCAACAATGCTTGTTAAATTGTTAGAGGGAAACGTAAAACCAAAAATAGATATCAGACCGAAGGTGTACGGGGAGAAGTTATTATAATTTGAGTGAAGGTTTTTGATTGTTTTCCTTCACTCTTTCCCGGGGAGATGGGCGAGCCTGATCAGCTCGCCCATTTTTTTGGTTGACACCCGGCCTGGGGCAGTCGATCCGCGTTCCTGGATCAGGCGCAAGACGCAGGGCGGGGCCAGACGCAAGGCGCAAGAAAGTGTTTGACATATCCATTGGAATAGTGTCTACTAAAGATGCTTTAACAGAGGAGATTTAAAATGGATAAAGCAATCTTGATAGACCCATTCAATAAAGTTATTGAAGAGGTCGACTACGACTACGGCGGAAGCTATACACAGATTACGGAGTATATCGCAACGCCGGAAGCACCCCGCCCGATGTTCTCTACAGTCGACATTGACGACCAGAACACCATCTATCTAGATGACGAGGGCTTGTACAGGGACACCCAAGCCTACTTTAAATGGAAGGGATACCACCAACCATTACAGGGACGCAGTCTGATACTGGGCATTGATTACGAAACAGGTGAATCGGTCCCGCCTACAATCACCATCGAAAAGGTGAAGTCTTCTGTGTCCTTCCCCGACAAGCAGCCGAAAGTGGAACCGCGATTTGAAGTACGAGGTTTCAGTGAGGATGAGTTTAATGAATTTTTGCAATCCCTCTAGGGTGAAGCGGAACGGGGCGGTCTTCGGATCGCCCCGTTTTTTTGCGCCCGCAGCCAGGCCCGGGGATCCCAGGCTTCGCGCTGCCCGGATCAGACGCAAGGCGCAAGGCTGCCCGAGGCGCAGGGCCCCCGGGGATCCCACCGGGCTGCTCGGACCAGGCGCAAGGCGCAAGGCGGACCAAGACGCAGGGTTGACGTATCCCATGTTATGTGGGATAATATCAGGGTCATTAAAAGAGGAGATGAAACAATGACTGATACTATTAGAATACTTTCTTTTCACGCTGACCCTGGGCACGGGTGGCTGGCGGCCCCTATCGATGAGATACGGGAAGCCAAGTTATCAATCAGCGGTTACAGTTATGTTAACCGCGACGAGGGCATGGCATATCTTGAAGAAGATTGCGACGCTATGGTCTTCATCAACCATCTGAAGAAGAACAACGTGCCGTTTACGATTAGTGAAACACACATAAACGACGACCATCCCATCCGGAGCTACGAATCTTGGCCCGAGGAATGGAACCCGAAGTCTGACGTGCAGCAGTGGTTTGACGACCACGTCGAGGTTGTACAAATTGGCTGACGTTAATTACCAGCAGTATGCAAAAGATATCGCGGAGGAGATTGTCTTCCGCGATATCGGACCTGATGACGATGAGTCCCGGGTGTACGACCTAGCTCATGAATACGCCGACGGGAGCGAACACGTCATCTATCATTACAAAGCGCACCAGTTTTTAGGGTGGCTGGACGCTAGAACGATTGACTATATCGAAGGTGAGATAGAAGCCGGGGGGAGTTTCGTTGGGTACGACGACCTTGCGTCGAGAATCGCTTACTACGCATTACACGATATGATTACTTCTGAAGCCCTAGCCTTACTTCAAAACATTGAATCCTGAACAAAGCTCGGCAGCCAGACGGCTGCTGGGCTGTCCCGGGTCTTGGGCCCAGGCTGCTGGGGATCAGTCGCAAGGCGCAAGGCGCAAGGCTGCTGCCCAGCGGACCGGGGATCCGGAAGCTCCTGGCTGCGGGATCGAGGCGCAAGGCGCAGGTCAGTCGCAAGGCGCAGGGCCGCCAGGGGCCCGGGCTGCCTGGTCAAACATGAACAAGGCGCAAGACGCAAGGTCAATGCCGCGCCAAAGTGCTGGAAACTTTAGCCCTTTTTCGTTAAGATTGACCGCATCTCCTCCCGCAAATAAAAATAGGTCAGGCTTCGAGGCCGTTGAAACTAAGAAGAAGGAGACACCACCCGCCCTAGAATACTGCATATTCCAAGCAATCTGTGATGGGCGTATGGAGACAGTGTCACCTTTTGTACACTTTAACTCGCAAAATAGAACTCGCCCTGAATGCGCCATTAAACTGTCAGGGACACCACTACCAGCGCGATTCTCAATCCTTGTGAGATGCGTCCCCTTGGGTACTGCGGCTTTCAATCTGAGCCACAGATTCCGTTCCGGTGTTGGCATCAAGTATCTCCTCATACTCTGCTTCGATGAAAGCGGCGGGATGTTCGTCACGGAGTTTGCCAAGTTGAGCAATGATTTCTTCTCTCGTGAGTTGGTCATACGAATGGACGTGTTGGTTCTCGCGTCGGTCAACAGTCAGTCCACCCAAGCTGGCACGAATTTTTTCCGCGTTGATTGCGGCGGAGAACTGCCCCTCGGCTTCGGCATTGTGCGACAGATCGGACAGTCGTTTGAGTTGTCCAATCAACGTCACGCCATATTTGCGCTCTCGCTCTTGACGAAGCTCGGCAATGTGTTCAGGGACAAGCGGGAAGTCTTTGCCGTTCAGAAGTTTGTGGGCATATTTGACCGCAACCTTTTGACTGTATCCAGCCCGTCTCGCGCACTCGGCGTTACTGTAAACACCATCAACAATCAGCTTGGCAAATTCTTTTTGGCGGTTCGTCAGGAAGGACGATTTCTCTTCGGGTTCCATTACAAGCTCCTATATAGTGATTCCCCTGAGTTTATTATAACACATAACAAAGTCACAGATTTCGCGCCATCTATACAAGTATCCTGTTACA